GATGGGCTGCTTGAGCTTGTTGTTGTGCTTGTTGCGCTTGTTGTTGTGCTGCTACTTGAGCTGGTGTGCCACTTCCTAATCCCAACATATTAGCAAAACCTTTTCCAGCAGCAGGTCCTCCTGCAAAAGTAGAACCAGTTGCGCCAAACATACCACCTGCAAGTGGATTTGTTAAGCCAGACATAATATTACCGAAACCTCCACTAGCAGCACCTCCAGCTATTGAAGATAGGCCTGGTATGCCTAGACTAGCAATACCACTTAGTCCTTTGCCTAATACACCACCAACCTTTCCTAAAGCACCACCGATTCCTGGTATTTTAGTAGCCAAGCCACCGATGCCACCAAGAACGCCACCTAGAGCTGTACCAACTCCAGGAACAAACATTGCTATAGGTGCGACTTTCTTTACAACTTTTTTAAGTTTTTTGCCTAATTTTTTAAAGAAACCAAACTCTTGAAGTCCTGTTTTTGGATTTAAACTTGCTATACCACCACCAACTATGGCTTTTTCTGGATCAATTTCAAACTCTTTAAACTTTCGTTCAACACTAGCCTCAAATTGTGCATCTTCCATAAATTCAGGAGGTAATACTATTTCTCCTGGTCTTAAATGAGCTAATTGTGTATCTTCACCATCGCCCTGCATGGCTAATTCTTCCGCTAATGGTGATAAAGGTGCACTAGCTTTCAGTTGAGCATTTTCCATTTGTTGCATTAACATTTGCATGTCTTTACTAGACATTTGACCTTTCATGTCTTGCAGTGCTTGGAACTTTTCCATTTGTTGCATTAACATTTGCATGTCTTTACTAGACATTTGACCTTTCATGTTTTGCATTGCTTGCATCATTTCCATTGCTTGTTCTTGATTAGCCATTTTCTTTTGTCTTATATCTATAGGAAAACCTTTTCTTTCTTTCATGCCATCAACTCTTGCCATTCTTCTTGCCACACCTGTTGAAGGCGGTGCTTGATAACCACCTCTACCAAAACTAGGCATTTGGTTTTGAAGCTCCGTTACGAATTTTGCCATATCAGAAGAAGCTAAGTTTTCAACTATAGGAGCTGAAAGGTCACTAATTTTTTCACTGTCGGGATTAAGTGCTTTTGAAGATCTAGGTGCTGTCATGTTAGCTTGCAAATCCATTAAAGCTCCAGCACCGCCTGACATTGCGGCTGGTAAAGAAGCGCCACCTGTAAGTCTATTTATTCTTTTTTGTATTTTTTCACTTATAGCCATGTTTAACTCGTTGTTACTGTTACACTCCCTATACTTATAGTAGCACCTAAACCGCTAGGATAAGTTTGGTGTTCATAAAGGTTTCTTAGCTCTGTGCCATCAAACGCTTGATGAACTTCCGTTGTAGAGTTAAATATAATCGTTCCTGTTGCAAATTGCAATTCAGAAAGCTCTGTAGAGTTGTAACTTTTTATAAGGTCTGGATCAGCTGCACCTAGGTTAATTTCTAATATTCGCACTAAACGATTAAAAAGATCTGCACTTACATATTCACCATCTGCATTAGGCAAACGCGTAGGCAATAATTTACTCAATTATCTTCTCCCAGAAGGTTGTATTTCTACACGAGTATTACCTAACCGCCATTTGTAATTTTTTCTATTAACCTCAGAAGCATCATCATCTGACTCAAAACGTAAGATAAATTGTCTAGCTCTTGAACGTAAAGACGCATAAGTGCTATCAGATTTTATTTGAGTGGTTGAATCAGTAGATAAAGACTGATTTGCAAAGTCTCTTCTTTTTACTAAAACATTAATGCACGGATCTTGGCTTGTGCCTGGATCATTAACAAACAACAAATCTGGTAGAATTTTTTTCAAAAAAACAAAGTTTTCACCATCACCAATATCTATATCAGCTGATTCTATAAAAACTCCATCCATTGCGCTTTCATCATTATTGAAACCTTTTTCATGCTCATAGATATATTTAGTAGAAGAGGCTTCGCCTGCTGCTAACGGTTTATCTAATACACCAGCTGCTAACCAACTATAACGTTCTAGTTTGCCTATACTCCAAGAGTTTTCTTCGTAGTTGTAAATTACATATCGAGATATTTCAGTTTCATTATCTTCAACTGACGGATAAAAAAACCAAACCTCTGAAAATTCTTCATTTAAACCTGCAAAACATTTGTATGCTTGTGATTCATCAAGATCTGAAAATACATAATCTTGTACTGAACAAGGTAGTTTTCTAACGGAACCGTTGTAATAATAAAAACCTTTTTTGGACATAAAAAACACACCTTGTGGTGAATTAGTAGCTGCTTTAGGTCCTATTAAACCAGCACCTTCATTAATTAAATTGATAGCAAAGGTTAATGGTGGCCCAATAAAATTCATAGAATACAAGGATGTATCTGTCCAAATTAAAATTTCTTGTCTGGCTTTTAAGCCTCCAACAATAGTCGAGCCTGACGATAGACGTAAGGAACCAGCAGTATTTGTAGCTTTCGGCTCAAACTCTAATTCATTTTCTTGGTCACTAAAAGCAACCAACATAGGATCTATAGTTCCTGTACGGGAGCCACTGCTCAAAGGATCTGCTCCCAATACTATCAAGTGCCTGTCTGTTTCTGAGGTAATTATTTGTAATGCTTTAGTTGGTACTTTATTTGCTCCTGAAACACCAGATAGCTCTAAGGCACGAGTAGATAAACCGTTGTTTTCTTCCCAACGATAAATGCCACCGTTTCTAGGATTAAGTATTAAATTTTCACCATAGTTATCGTGTGTCCACAATCTAAGATTATTAGTATCTGATAATGTAGTTGCAGCACCCCAAGATCCAGCACCCCAAGTTCCTACACCCCAACCTGTAGATTGTACATAAACATCAAGACCTGAATTTATTTGATATGCAGCATCAGTAGCAGAACCACCATTACCAGAATCACTAGAGTTTGCTGTAACTGTGTCTCCGTCTGTATCTTTAGCTGTAATTTCGTAAGTGTTTGTGCCTGTAACTAGACTAATTTGATATTCTTGATTTAACACTGCGGCAATTACAGTACCGCCCAAAGACACTGCACTTGAAAAAGTAACAAAGTCACCACTTACAGCACCGTGACTTGAATCTGTAACTGTAATAGTTGATGAACCGTTGGTAGCTGCAAATGTAGCAGCATTAGTTGTTGTTGTTCTTATCGGTGTAACATCATTGTAGGTGCCACCTTCTTCAATGTAATATTTATTAGTGGTTCCAACACCTAAATATTTTCTACCGCCTAATGAGATCCAAGAATGTAAAGCTCTAGCAGAGCCTACCGTATTTGAACTTGTAAGTTTTTCCCAGCCACCTATTTTTTCAACACGACCTTTTCGGAATCTAATTTTATCGCCGTCTACCCAACCACCTTCATTAGAGTAGTCAGTTTCTTCTTTGTTTATTCCAGGTTTAAAATTTAATTTTGTTAGAGGCATTATTAGATTCTAACATATACACAGCCATGTTAAGCCAATCTGATTATGGCTCCTGTAGCTGTGGCGCTTGGAAATACTATTGTAAAATCTCCAGCGGTTGAAGTTTTATCGCCGCCAAAATCTATTGCACACACTGCTTTGTCTGATTGTGTGTCGTTATAAATTAAGCAACCTCTTGCTGTTACCGTTGCATTACTAAAAGTTAAATCTGCAAAATCACAGACTGCTGTGGTACTTGATGTTGTTGGTGTTACGCTAGTTAATGCACTGCCACCAGCTGTATAGTTGGTGCCTGTAGCCTGCCCTGTAGTGACATAAGCTGTTGTGCCTGCACCCAATGTAGCAGATGAAGTGTACAAGGCTAACTTAAAAGAATTACCGCTAGTTGCAGTAAAGTTATGTGTTCCAACTAAAAGCTCTTGTTTGAAACTTGTACATATTGCTGATGTTATTGCCATTATAGCTCCTTAATTATTTCAGCCATGTCACGGTGGCCCTGTTTTTCTAATAAATTTGCATAAGTCGTTTTTTTTGACTTAATTGCATTTCTTATAGTATATAAGATTACATCATAAACTTGCTTTTGAAAAGCTAGTGCTTGTTGTTTTACATGTTCAGGAGCATTGTCTGAAATACCGCATATTTTTTTAGTAGCTTGCTCTGCCCAAAATTCAGGATCATGTCCTTTATTCTGCGTAGCATGCACATTTACCTTACCTAATAAAAAATCTCCTTCTACACTCATCCTTTATATGGTTCTGGTGGAACTACATCCTCATTTATTTTTAAACCTAGCTGTTCTAGCTGGTTATTAATTTCATCGTATGGACCAATAAAAAATTTGCCTTCATGTGGTACTGCAACTAAAGGTTTTTTTAATCTATGGAAACCATAAAGTTTTTCTGTAGCTGGAACGTTTGAATCAAGCACAGTAGATCTTCCGCTAATTCCTATAAGTATATCTGCGCTCATACATTTACTTATCCAAAACTCTACACAAGCTCTTCCTGCCTCAGCAAAGTGCATGTTTTCTTTGTAAGAAAAGTCTATGCCAAACAAATCTAAACGGTCTACTTTGTTCCACAAAGCAAAAGCAATAGCATAAGCAACTGTATTATTAAGATATGCACATTTTGTATCATTACAAACTTCTTCTACAGGGTACATAACAGGATTTTTTACCCTAGAATCTAATTCACAAGTGTAAACTGGCGTTTCAGTTTCACTTAGCACACGGCACATAACCGAAGTTTGTTTGCCTGCATCTTGGGTATCGAAAAAACGACTTGCAGGATCTAACATAAATATTCTGTCACATGGGTATGTTGCTGCTGCTGAGTTTATGCACCAAACTTCATCCCAAGTTCGACCATTTTGTAATCCTATAGCAAAATCTACTTGTGATATGCCAAGACCAACGATGGCAACTTTCTTGCCTTCTAAAGATTCTATGCGCTCCACTAGCTTACGCCAGTGCGTACTGAATCGTATCTGTATTCGTCGCGAGTGCCACGACCTTCTGAAACATTTTTCATTCTTGCTACTGCCTCCTTGAATCGTGCTTCTAACTGGGCAACGACATCAGCAGGCTCTTTCAAGAAAATTGCACCCTCTACTAAGGTGCCATACAACAATGCGTCTGGATAATCCGTAGACAAAAATGTTGTGCCACTGTCACTACCGCTTGTTAAAGAAGCTGGTTTGTTTAAATAATGTAATTCTACCGTGTAATTTGAATCAGGCAAAGGAGAAATTTCAAATGCGTTTTCATCAAATAAAGAATAATACTTAGGCTTTCCTGTAGTTGTACCTGGTGAATACTCTTTTATAAAGGATGGATGTTTAAAATCTAAATACTCGTATGTATTGCTATCTATAATAGCTAAACTCATAGGTGCATAAAAATCTGTTGGTGTTGCTAAAAAACGATTACTTGAGGTAAGTGTGCCTTGAACATTTTTTCTTTGTTCTGGAAGTTGGACAAAAGAAAAGATGCGATCCTCAGCTTCTTTGATGAATGTAGATAATTGTGTAGTAAAAGTTGATTCAGAAACTTCTAAATAGTCTTGGACCGCAGTTTTAAGTGTAGCATAAGTAAAGCTCATGTTGTTACCGTTACCTCCCCAACTTCTGCACTAACAGAAAAAGTATCTAATAGTTTACCTAATTTGCCAGCACCCACATTAGTGTAAACCACAAAACTATTGTTGTCGTCCTGTTTTTCAGGTCTAGCGTTTTTTATAGCTTGCGGATCCACAGGCGCAGGTCTAGGCATTAATTGTGGATGTTTTGGACTCCATTGATCTGGCCCAACCAAAAGCCCATCCCATGTTTTTTTCATTTCTTTTAACTTATAGCGAAAACCTGTTATATCACAGATTCCGTAAGCGTGTTTTCCTGATGCAAAAGCCATTATGCGTTATTGTAACTCCTCAAATCTGGTGATACTTTAAAAGAACCTCTATCTTCATCTTGTGACATAGCCCTTTCAAACTCTTCTTCGTACACTGCTTTTAGCATGCTAGTGCGTTCTGGCGCTTTTTTTAATGAAATGTAGTAAGCAAGACCAGCAGCCAGACACGGGTAAAATCTAAATGGAAGATCTAAAGTGTTAGCACCAGCATCAGCATCATCCATCCTTGTCAAGACATTCATATAAATTGTATAAGTGCTTGACTTGTCTGGTGCTGGCCAAACAGATATGGTAGGCGTGGTTTGCTTATTTACAAAAAACTGATTTGGTTTTCCTGTAGAGGATTTGTTTGTTATGTGTGAATATTCTGCTCTACTTAACCTAGTCATTGGTAAATCTGTATTTTCTGAGTTTATTGTTTCACGAATAAAAACATCTAAAACATCTATAGGTGCAGTAGCGTTGGTACTATCAATATTGTATGTGCTTGTATCTTTAACCATAGCAACGGTTTTTTCTGTAATAGTCCATTGATTTAAGCCTCTGTTAGCCCATTCAGCTAACATTAAGTTAAGACTTCTACGAGCTGTTTTTAAATCATAGCCTGTTCGTAGCTCTACACCACATCTTTCAAATGCTTCTTCAACGTACTCAGCTACGTCTAATTCAAAATTTTTACTTCCAGATAATGCCATAATTACTCTTTATCTTCCTCTGAGGCGTACAGATTGTCAAATGTAATAAATGGATCTGTATAGCTCTCATGGGCCTCTGCTGAATGAACCCACTGTGAAGGAGAAAAATCTGGAGGCCCTTCTCCTGTTCTCCATAAGGCAGGATTTGTTGCTCTAACGCGATTGTTCGGTAA